AGTCAGATTCTACTGAGGAATAATTAATGGCTGATGTAAAAAATTTATTACTGGCAACAGCAGGTAATGCAGGTGGCCCAGGACTTGATGTAGACGAAGTGTTTGCCACTACTAGATACACAGGAACTAGTGGCAACCACGACATAGTTAATGGATTAGATTTATCTACGGAAGGTGGTTGGCTTTGGTTTAAGAGAACAAACGGTAATAACGATCATTTTACCGTAGATAATGTAAATGGCTTAAATAAGTACCTTGTTCCAAACTCAAGTGGAACAGGGAGTACACATACAAGTGTTAGCTATAATAATAATGGCTTTTCATTAAGTACTAATTTAGGAGATAATAACGAATCTGGCGCTCTTTATATAAACTACAGCTTTAGACGTGCACCTAAATTTTTTGACATTGTTTCATATACTGGAAATGATACAAATAGAACTATAGCTCATAATTTAGGTTCAGTTCCAGGCATGATTATAATTAAAAAAACTACTGCTGCAGGGGATTGGGGTGTTTATCATAGGGAAATGGCACGTAATTCTGAGGATAGTACTGCACCAGAACAAGTTTATGTTGTGTTACAAAAAACTGATAAGCGAGAAGATCAAGATACTTGGTGGAATGATACTGCCCCTACCGCTTCAGCTTTTAGTCTTGGTTCTAGATCTGATATTAATCAAAATGGACAAAGTTTTGTAGCTTATTTATTTGCTCACCACAATAATGATGGTGAGTTTGGTGAAACTGGTGATAAAGATATTATTAAATGTGGTGGTTATACTGGTGGGGGTAGTAGTAATTTAGTTGAGGTAGATGTTGGATTTGAACCTCAATGGCTTATGATTAAACGTGTTGATGATAACGAGGATTGGATTATTTTAGATTCAATAAGAGGAATAAATGCTTTAAAAGACAACCATAGTAGTGTAGCATTACGTCCTAATCAGAGTAGTAACGACAGTCAAGAATTTGCTCAAGCAACAGGAACAGGCTTTAAATGTCAAACAGGTAATGCAAAAATAAATGCTAGTAATGGTGAATATATTTACGTAGCAATACGTAAAGGTTCACTAAATAAACCTACGGATGCTACTAAAGTTTTTGCAATAGATCAAGGTGATACAACTAATACTGCTCCGCAATTAGTTTCTGGTTTTCCTGTTGATTTAGGTATTTTTAAAAATATAGGTAATAGTGATAGTTGGGTTTTGTCCTCAAGAAAATCACAACCTAGAATTTTAAATTTAGAAGAGGTAGATCAACCAGGTTCTAATTCTGTTTATAGTTTTGATTTTAATAATGGTTGGTTGGCTACAACTTTAGGAACTGCTTGGTACTCATGGATGTGGAAGCATGCACCTTCATATTTTGATGAACTTGTTTGGACAGGGACAGGATCAACATTAAATTTAAAACACAGCCTTGGCGTTAAACCTGAAGCAATTTTAATTAAACAAAGAATAGGAAGCACAGGTTGGATTTGGTGGTTTGATGCTTTTGGAAATAATCAAACTTTTGCTCGTGGTGATCTAGGTAATCAAACTTTTACAAATACAAGTTACTTGAATGATACTGCACCAACTGCTACTCAGATTACTTTGGGTAGTCATAATAATGTTAATGGCAGTGGCGGTGATAAACACTATGTTGGTTTTTTATGGGCTACCGCAGCAGGAGTATCCAAAGTAGGAAGCTATACTGGAAACGGATCAAATCAAAATATAGACTGTGGCTTTAGTAACGGTGCTAGATTTGTCTTAATTAAACGAACTGACTCAAGTGGTGATTGGTGTACGTTTGATACTACTCGTGGAATAGCAGCAGGTAACGATAAACTTCTTCGATGGAATGATGATAACTTTCAGACTGACAGTACAGACGAGATTGATCCTTATAGTGGAGGGTTTAATGTTGTTCAAGATTCAAATGGTAACAATCTTAACGTAAGTTCTGCAACATATGTTTTTATAGCAATTGCATAATTAAATTTATTAAAGGTATAATTAAATGAGTGAGTACAGAAATAGAACAACTGGTGCATTAATGATGTCAAAAGAAGAGGTACAAGCTACTGCACCTAAAATGAGAGCACCAAAAATTTGGAATGCAAATACATTAGATAGTTTTAATGTTGACCCTGTATTTGAAACACCTAAGCCTACATCTGGTATTGGTCAATATCAACACGTTATTCGAGATGGTGTAGAGCAAGATGCAAAAGGTAATTGGGTTCAGGTTTGGAAAATAGTAGATATGTTTGCAGACATAGATGGTGGGCAGACTAAAAAACAACAGGAAGATGCATATCAAACAAAATTAGATGAAGACGCAGCAAGAAGAAATCGTAATAAACGTAATAATTTATTAGATGAAACAGACTGGTGGGCGGTATCAGATCGTACAATGACATCTGCTCAGACTACATATCGTGCTGCATTACGTGATTTACCTGATCACAGCAACTGGCCTAATCTAGAAGATGCAGACTGGCCTACAAAACCATAGGTAATTTAATATGGCTGACATTAAACTAACAGTAGAAGAGCTAGAAGAAATACTAGATAACTCAGCTAGACGAGGTGCTAAAGAAGCATTACGTTCTATTGGTTTACTTGATGATGATGCACAAAAAGATATTATAGAAATGAGAAGTTTACTAGAGGCGTGGAGAGATACACGTAAATCTATCTGGTCAACTGTAGTTAAATTAACCACTGTCGCACTGCTAACATTTATTGCAGGTGCAGTGTGGATGACAATGGGTAAATAAGGAAATAGAATATGGTTCAAAATTTAAATAATAAAAAATTTATAGAAGGAGGAATTGTACCGTCTATGCCTACACCGTCAGGAGCTAGATTTAATGGGTTTAAACCTGAAGCAATGCAACGTATAGCAAAAAATCTAGGTTACACAGGAGATATGTCAGGTTTTCAAAATTATTTAAATAACAATCCTGAAAAAAATCAAACGATGAATATGTATACTCAACGTGCAAAACAAATGGCAGAGGGTGGTTTTATAATAAAAGCACAAGAAGGTGTAGATGTAACAGGTGCATTACAACAACAAGATCCTCGTGCTCTTACTCAACAGTTTATACCACAACAACCTGATTTTACAGGTAAAAATTTAACACAGGTACAAACTGAATTAGCTAAAACTCCAGGTTTACCTGAAGGATCAACTGTTGTTCCTGTTGGTACGCAGGTAACACAGGATCAATTAGTTGATATTGAATCTGGTCAATTAGATGCTCCAACAAATGTTGGTACTGCAACTGCAGATATTTATCAGGCAGACACACCTACAGTAGGTACAGCAGCAACAATAGATAATGTAGTTAAATCTCAACCTGAAATTGAAAAAACATTAGAGGAAACTGAAGCTGCTCAAATAGATGAAGTTACTGAAATAGAAGCTGCACAACAAGAAGAAAGTTCTTTATCTAAATTAAAAGCTGCACAGGGTACTGGCATTTCTATGACCAACCCAGTGCAAAGAGAAATTCAAGATGGGGAGTTAATATCTGGCGCAGCTAATGCTCAAAAAGCTGCTGAATTTACCGAACAAATAGAAGCTGCTACAGCAGAACCCTCTGCAAAAGCTACGGTTGCAGGTCAACTAGAAGGACTCATGAACCAGTTTGAGGGAGGTAACACACCTCCTTGGGCTGCAGGGTCTATGCGAACCGCTATGGCTACACTATCTGCTCGTGGACTAGGTGCATCTAGTTTAGCAGGACAAGCTGTTATACAGGCTGCTATGGAGTCTGCACTACCTATAGCTCAAATGGATGCCTCTACACAGGCAAAATTTGAGGCACAAAACTTATCTAACAGACAACAACGTGCAATTCTTGCTGCTCAACAACGTGCTACATTTATAGGTCAGGAGTTTGATCAAGCATTTCAGGCTCGTGTAGCTAACTCTGCTCGTATTGCCGATATTGCTAATATGAATTTTACGGCTGAACAACAAGTAGCTTTAGAAAATTCACGTATTGCAAACACAATGAATTTACAAAACTTGTCTAATCAACAAGCAATGGTAATGGCTGAAGCTGCCGCACTTGCTAATTTAGATATGGCTAATTTAAATAATAGACAACAAGCTGCTGTTCAAAATGCACAAAATTTTTTACAGGTTGATTTAACAAATTTATCAAATAAACAACAAGTAGAATTATTTAAAGGTCAACAACGTGTACAATCTTTGTTTACAGATCAAGCAGCAGAAAATGCAGCAGCACAGTTTAATGCTACGTCACAAAATCAAGTTGACCAATTCTTTGCAAATTTACAAAATAATGCAGCACAGTTTAATGCAGCACAAGCTAATGCTCAAGCACAGTTTAATGCAGGTCAAACTAATACAATAGAAAGATTTAATGCAGAAATTAATAATCAACGTGATCAGTTTAATGCACAAAATCGTTTAGTTATTGATCAGGCTAATGCTACGTGGCGTAGACAGATAGCTACAGCAGATACAGTAGCAGTCAATCGTGCTAATGAAATAAATGCACAGGCACTGCTAGGTTATTCACAAGCTGCATATAATAACTTGTGGCAATTTTATGCTGACAATATGGAATGGGCATGGACATCTGCTGAGAATGAACGTGGCAGAATATCTAATCAAGCAATCGCACAGTTACAGGCAGACACATCAAAGACTATTGCAGAGTTTAAAGCTGACGCTGAGTCATCTGCAGGTATCGGTGGATTTATAGGTGATCTACTTACATCAGACCTATCGAAAACTTTTGCAGGTAGTTTATTAGGTGACTTTGGATTTAATTAGGGTAATATAAATGTATAATGTAGGATTTATAACAATGAACAACTTGGTTTTACCAAAAGACAGTGAACCAAAAAAACAAATGGGTAATAGTTTGTTGGCACGTAATGTTGTTAAAGATAATAAACCAAAAGAACAAGATGTTAATCAACGTATAGCAAAGTACGTTAGTATTATACGTAAAGATAGAATGGATTTAAAGAATGGTTGATGTATTAGAACCAATGATAGATGCCCCAATTGCAGGGCAATCTCTCACTGCAGAGTTAGGCAATAGACCTTGGCAACAGCCACCTCAGTATACAACTGTAGAGGAAGCATTAAAATTTTATGTGCCTCGTTTAACTAACCCAGAAATGTTAGATGATTTACTTAACGTAATGGAAACAGGTGTACCTTTGACAACTCTTGCCAATGCCATACAGTCTAATGGTGTAATGGAAGGTAAACACAGTCTTGATATAGGAATATTAATTATGCCTGTGCTTATGGAAACGATGGCGTACCTAGCTGAAGAGGCAGGTATTGAATATGAGGCAGGTACAAACAAAAAAATTGATAGTGACAAACCTAGTAACTCTGCGATTGCTAGAGCAATAGCTATGGTTAAGAAAAAACAAGGTGAACCTTCAGAAGAACCAGAAGAAATGCAAACAGAAATGGAACTAGAAGAACCTACTGGTGGATTAATGTCTAGGAGAAATACAGATGGGGTTTAATTTAATGGCTGCACTTGGTGGTGCAGGTAGAGCAATGTCACAAAGTATACAAGAAGACAGGCTACAAATGGACAAGATGGAACTCATGGATGCAGAAGCAGCCACTAGAGAACGTCTTGCCAAAGCAGCAGAAAAACGAGAAGAAGATAAAGCCAATGAAAAACTTGCAAGTCGGTTAAAGGGCATGGGGTTTGATCAAGGTCGTATAGCATACATTATGGCACAGGGTAGTGGCTTTGCAGAGTCCATGATAGATCATGCAACACAAGCTTATGCAAATGGCAAAGATCCTAATACAATACTAAAGTATTCAGAAAATATTGATGAGTTTAAAACTGTGTCTGGTGTTAAACCAAATGAGTCCATGTTACCAGAAGGATTTGTATTAGACCCAGAGATACCAGAAATATCTAATTACTTTGATTTGGACTCTGGTGTAACCTCTACGTTATATGTAACGCCTAGTGAAAAACAAACTCTTGAAGAAATGAGAAGAGACATACAAACAAAATTAATAGAAGGAAATTGGACAAAAGAGGATTTTACTAATCCAAATTCAGAGTGGAACCAACTTACGAAAAAGAGTCTTTCTTACACTCAGTCTATAAAAGAATTAGCTGAAGCAAAAAAAGGTGTAGTGCCTGAAGATAAAGATGATGACACAGATATTTACTCTCGTGCTGATGCAAGAAATGAACTTAGAATTTTTATGGATCGTACTGCACCCGATTATAAACTTGAATCTTTAGAGGGTGTTATTCAAAATGTAGAAGCAGGGGTTCAAGGTAGAGCAGGAGTTGCACGATTAGATGCAAACATTGCTTTTAAAAAAGCTATTACTGAATCTGGTGGATCAAAAAATGCTAGTTCAATACAAGTTGCTGACTATGAAGCTACAATAGCAAACTTACAAAATGTAGCCATACAAACAGCAGCTATAGGATCACAAGCTGCTGATCCAGTTGCAAGGCAAGGCATAGGTGCAAGATATAAAATGCCTCAAGGAAAAGCTACATATACTTTTAATGAGATAGCACAAATGAAAGGTGGTAAACCTGATAATGTAGAACCTGGAGATGTTATTGTAATAAACAATAAAATAGCTATTTATACAGGGTTTACTCACACTTATGGTCAATATGGTACAGGAGATGTGGACGATAAGTTAGTTATACCTTATGTTTTTGCAAACATTGATAATGAATTACAGTATACTATTACTGACACAACGAGGTAACTATGGGATTTAATATACCTGCTAGTATGCTAGAGGAAGAAAACAATACAGGGGTAGTAGAACCTACAGCTACTGCCCCTTCTTCTGTTGTTGCTGAAGAACCTACAAATACTACAGATAAAAAACCTACATCTTCTTTTAACATACCCACTAATATATTAGAAGAAGAAAAGAAAATAACTGAAGAGCCTCTTGTTACAGAGGTAGATACTGTCATAGCTGAAATGCCTGACTATGGTAATGAACAAAACCCTGATATGTTGTATGAACCTCAAACAGCAGAAAGCTACGCACAAGATACGCTACCTGTTATACAAGACATGTATGCACAAAGTGTAAAAGCTAGGTTTGAAGATGATGATACTAATCCATTTTTAGAACAAGAACTAGCCAGAATAGACTCGTATTTTCTTCAGACAGATGGAATATCTGGTCTTACAGAAGAGGGCGAAATACAATTAGAAGATTTGTTAATTGAAAAATACAATGAAGAATATAATAGATTGTTTACACCTGAACGAGTGGAAGACATAAGAGAGGGTGCTCTTATAGCTTGGACTGAAAGACAAAAACTTTTAGAGAAATTTAAAGATAGAGCAGAAGACGCAGGTTTTGATAATGTAAGAGAGTATTTATTGTCAGAAGCACTGGAAAATCCAGACAGACCTTGGGCGCAAAATTATATCGACTTAACCAGTGAAGATAGTGGTTTTGTACCAGAAACTAAACAAGAGTTTTTTGATGTTGCGTTAAAAAAACAAGAGCAAAAGTTACAAAACTCTTTGTTAACAGCATACAACTATTTAAATGATGAAAATCCAATAAGACGTAAGTCAATGGAAATATTTTTACAAAGTGACATGAACTTTTCTGCTATTAATACTGCTGAATTTGGTAACATTATGTTTAATCCTGCTGAAATTGTAGGTGACATAGGTGTAAGTGCTTCTAGATTTTCTAGGATGTATGAAAAAGGTGATGTAAAAGGCATGGCAGGTGCAGCATTATGGACTACACTAGATACTCTGTCTTTTGTTCCACCTGTTAACTGGATGAAAAAAGGGGTTGCAGGTTTTAAAAGATGGCTAGATGATCCTATATATAAAGCAACAAACAAAGCTGTTAAAGAAGGTGGCAGACGTGAAAAAGCTATACGTGAAGCTGCACGTAAAACAATTAAAGATAATCAAAAGATTGCAAATGAATTTATAGATGCGTTTGAAAGTAAGTTTGATGTAAAAGTTACCAAGGAAGTAGATGGTAAAACTGTAATAGATAAGGAAGCGTTAGTTAATTTAGGTAAACAAAAAACACAAGACCTAATGTCAACAGAGGCAGGTAAATTTATTGTACTTCCTGAAAATGCCTCTACTATGGCTGTACTAAAACCCGAATCTTTTGAGGGTCTTATTGCCACGATGATAGACATACAAAAGAAAATGCCAGATGAGTTTGGTAAACGTGCAACACGTATTGATGACATGATACATTTGGTAGTAGAACAAAAATTAAAACCAGATGATCTAGTTGGTATACTGGCAAAAAATGGTTTAACGTTTGAAGAGTTTATTGTAGCATCTTATGGCACTGTTTCTCAAGCAGGTTCTATACTTGCAACATGGGGTCAAATATCCAGACGAAAACCAAAAGGTTTAACAGATGACTTTGACTCTAGGCTCAAAGTAAAAAAAGAAAATGTATTGCATGATCTTTACACACGTTACTTCTTACGCTCAGAAGCTATAGCTAAAGGGGCATTGGTTGCACCACTTGCGGTGGCTGTAAGAAATTTAAAAAGTGGTTTAGTTCGAGCACCATTGGAAACGTTAAACAACGTAATGTCTAATGCCATGCTAGAATATTCTAGACGTGGGTTCAAAGGTGGTACTAAAGCACTAGTTCCCTATACAGAAAACTCTGTATGGACTGGTACACTAGACACAATGAAGTATATGTTCACCGATCAACGTGCAGCTAAAGCATTTTCTGAGTACATCTTAGAACAAAGCCCAGATCATCAACGTCAACTATACACTACGTTAAATGAAATACAATTAAATTTAGGTAGAGGTCAAGCAAGTCAAAAGAATAATCCTCTTGCCGCTGTAGACAGAGTAGCTGACACAATGATGTCAGACCTAGAAGATTTAGTAGCTACACTCAATACACCTAACCGTGTTCAAGAACTTATGATACGTAATGCTACGTTTTATGGTGAGTTAAAACGTCTAGTAAAACGTGAGTATGGTATAGACTTTGAGGGTGCTTTAAATGAAGGTAAGCTCATGGATTTCTTCCGTGACTCTGAGTCTGTAAGACCCAAAGATGCAAGATCATTCATAAATTTAGTAGACGATGCCAGTAGAAAAGCATTGAGAGTTACATATTCTGCGCAACCAGAAAATTATGTCCTTAGAAAAACAGCAGAGTTTATTAGTAAGACTCCTGCAACAGTTGTAATACCATTCCCAAGATTTATAGCAAATGGTATAGAATACTTTGGTGAGTTAGCTGCAGGTGGTCGTGGTTATGTAGGACGTAAAGTATATGGTATGTTTGATCGCAGTGTTCGTGGTCCAATGACCGCTAGAGAGTCTGAACAAATAGCCAATAATATGATTGGACTTGGTTTGTTTTTTGGCTTTACTAATTTTCAAATGGATCAAGCGGAGAAACAGGCTACAGCAGGTGAAGGAACAGGAGACAACTATCAAGAGGTAGGTATACCATTCACAGAACTAGAAACAAATGTTCTTGCTGACTATCCTGTAGCTCAAATGAATTGGATTGCTCGTGCAGCAGTAGAAAAAAGACGAGGAACGTTTGATGACTGGGATGCTAAAAACGACTGGGTAGAATTGTTCTTAGTACCACAAAGTCGTACTGGTGTTACCAATTTTATTGTTGATGAATTTACGTCAATGATAGGTGGATTAGAAAATGAAGCTGATGAAGCTAGAAGAAATAAAAAATTCGGAGAGTTATTTGGTCAGTATGTAACACGTTTTGCTAACCCTCTTTTCCAAGTGGTTGAGTTAGAAAGAGCAGCAGGATTTAGAACAGACGAAAGAAAAATATCTGGTCAAGACATGATTATTACAGACCCTCAGTTTCAAATTGGAGCAACTAGACAGGCTACAAGTAGGGGTATGATTGATCCTGATAGAGAAGAAGAATTATTATCTAAACAAACCATAACAGATACAGGCGAGAAAAGAGATTACATTCTTACTAAATTATTTCTAGGTACTTCATTAAGGGAACGCAATGAAACACTGGATTATTTTTCTAGTATAGGTATAGATGATCCTAATTTTACATTGGGTAGTAAGCACAGGATGTATAGTGTACAGAACTATCAGAATGAAAAAGTAAGTCAGATGATAGACTCATATATTGATAAAGCTAAACGTGCAGGTCAACGTGCAGAGGCTCAATGGAATAGGAATGATGCACTAAAAAAAGAATATACTCTTGAAGAATATAAACGTTTAATACAACGTGATACATTAACGGATAGCATACGTAAACGTAGAGAGGATGTTGGAGAGGGTAGAGTTCTAATAGAAAGACCATTAGCAAAAGCTACAGATCAATATTTAAAAATACCTAAAGCAAAAAGAAAAATAGCAGAGGCTAAATTTATTAGGATATATGGAAATAAACTAGGAGATATTGATTTTAGTAGTTTAAATCATATGAGAAAATTGTTAATACTAGCAGGTAAAGAAATAGTAAAGAAATAAAACAACAAGGGGAGCTAAATGCTCCCCCTTTTTTTATCTAGTGTCTCCACTTCCACCTAGTGTTCCCTTATCCTTACGCTTCTGTAGCTTGGCTAAGTTCTGTGAGGCTATCATACCTAACGTTAAGTTAAGATCGTCAGCCAGTGCAGCGCAGTACCACAGTACATCTCCTATCTCACTGGCTATGTCCTCTCGCCATGTGTCAGGTCTTTTGTCAGGTCCGTCACGAATAAGTTTCTTTACCTTGTTGGCTACCTCACCTGCCTCACCTGCCATGCCCAATGCAGGATAGGTAATCTTATGTTGATCAGGATAGATTGCTGTAGTAACGGCTGACCTTTGATATGAATTAAAATCAACCATGTCGTACTTCTCCTTCAGAAACTGCTCTGCTTCTTTCTTTAAGTTCATACTGCTTTACCTTTTTCAGTTGCTCAAAGTAGGCTTTATTAAACCCACGTAACCATTCCCGATGCTGCATCGTATCTTTATGGAATGGATTAAACACTCGCCCATGTTTAAAATCTTTGTAACCTTTCTCGTGTTGAAATTTTAACGGTGCATCATACTTGCCAAGGCCACGTTGTTTGCGAGTTAAATGTTT